CTACGAAGTCGTCCCCTTCATTCCACGAGCAGCCTGTTAAGCCACCTGCTTTTAAAGCTTTTAGTGTTCGTAATATTTCATCTGCATTTCTTCCTGTATCTAATGCATTTACTGATACATGCTGTATTGTTCCTTCTGGGTCGATAATATATGTCGCTCGGTATGGTACTCCCTCTTCCAGACTGACGATCCCTAGCTTATCAGCTAAGTATAGTCCGCAGTCTGCTGCAAGTATATGGTTGATATCTCTAATTAAAGAGTTATCTTTTTTCCAAGCAATTTTACAATATTCATTATCTCCACTAATTCCTATAACATCAGCTTCTCCCATGAGGGTATCCATTGCTGCTATCTCTGTAGGACAAATGAATGTGAAGTCTTTTGGATAGAAGTATACAACTGACCACTCGCCAGGTATAAGTACATCTATATCTACAATGTCGTTCAATTCATTAACGCCTTGAAGGTTTAGTGAAGGGAAAGTATCTCCTACTGTTATCATAGTACTCCCCTAAGAAATGTCGAATTCGTCAGAGATAGACTCGTCAGGAGTATTAGCTGCCCCTTCTCTTAATCTATCTAGTAATTCTTTTTGTGCATCTGGTGTTGGTCTAGTAAGTACTTCGTCCATAGACTTTAGCTCTGCTACTAATTCCATTTCTTCAGGAGATAGTGCACGCTGTTTACATTTAAGAGCCTGTAATTGATACTCTACATTGTAAGCCATTGGTCCAGTTTTAACTCTTTTGAAGTAAACATCCCAACCAGTAACAAATTCAGTTGGATCGCCAAGATCTTCTGCTGCAACCATTATCTGCTCTAGGAGTTTTTTCTTTAAGTTTAGTACTTTGACTTTTCCGTCATGAATACATTGGATCGCATAAGACCAACCACATTTAAGTTCTGGGTGATATTCTCTTACCCAGTCTTTTTCTAAGTTGGTGAATGCTTCGGTGTCTCTATCGAATGATAGACACTCGAACGGTAAATTTTTACCATTTTCGCCTTTCAACCAGTAAACATAGCGAGGAAGCATATCCCCTACCATTCTTACTACGTTGTCGCCTTCGACATATTGATAACTGTCGATTTTATTCTTTTGGGCTTCGCCCTTGGTTTGATTAAATTTTATTGCCATTTTAATTCCTTATTATTATTGATTTCTTCGAATATGAAGTGAATACGATTCTCCTCAACTCTCAGTAATCTGTTGTTTTTAATACTGTCCTCATCCCCTGTAAAGTGGAGGAGGTCTAATGTGGTATCTTTATTTTTTTGATACTCGAAATAATTACGTAATGATGCGATACCTGCATATTGCGCAATCTCACTATCTGAGTATCTCCTTCTTTGAATGAATAACGCCTCTGGGTTTACTAGGAACGAATCCCCATGAAAACTTTTAGTCCAGAACTTGTATATTCTATCGTATCTATTCACTGGTGGTAGCTTATAGGTAAGTATATGGAGTATTGTCAAAATATCTTTGACACTCCCGTTGCTTTCCCTTTTTACTTTTTCCCAATTATAGAATAACATATTATAACAAACTTTTAACTCCGTGTCAAGATATATTTTTTCATGCTATATATCGAAAACATCATACCCCTGTCTCATATAGTAACCTCGTCTCGCGGCAGCTTGTTTTCTAGCTGTGCGACCCTCTAAATTTATATCTATAATCCTAGGCTGTGGCTTTCCGTCCCGCATCCTGATAACACGACCAATTAGCTGTGTTAGTAGGGGTTCATTGTTTACGGGAGTACCAAGTATAAGACAACTTAAGCAGTCTAAACTGATACCCTCACTAAAGATAGACTGTGTTCCAAACAATATATCTTTATCTTCGAATAACAACTTTGTCATTTCTGTTCTTTGTTCGTGTGGTATATCTCCAGTTACGCAAATTGCGTTGTCTCCAACAAGTCTTGCACAAGCCTTTAGAAAATCCACTCTATCTCCGACTACTAGTACTTTATGTCCTTTAGCTGCATAGCTAGCAGCGAGTAGTGCTATCATGTTTTGGTACTCCCAATCATACGCAAGTGCGTTAACTCGAGATGCCCAATCAACATTGCCGTCCATGAATCTTATTCCTGAACGAATTACATCCACAAAAGGTACTAAGTAGTTTTCCTTTGGTGGTTTAAATACTGTTGATGAAAAGTAGTCTCTAAATACGACGTGCCTTCCATCTTTTCTTTGTAGTGTTCCAGTTAATCCGATTTTGTACCGTGCTCGTGAAGCGTCTACAATCCGTGTGAAAGTTGGTGAAGATACATGATGCATCTCATCAAGGATGATAGTACCGAATTCCTTTACTATTTTGTCGATATTTCGGTACAAAGTTTGTACATTTCCCACGACAAAAGGGGAATCGATCTCGAATCGTCCCGAACCTATCACACCCGCTGTAACCCCGAATACTTTTTGTACTTCTTTTTCCCACTGCGAGCGTAACGCTAATGTATGTGTTACAATAAGCGTTTTCTGTTGGAGTTTATTTGCGATTGCTAACGCAGTAAAAGTCTTTCCCCAACTTACCCAAGCGTTAATTATACAACTGTCATCGACTTCGTCATATACTGCTTGTTGTGAATCTCGTAAAGTAAACTGAAAGTCAAGAGGTTCGATTGGTACATCATTCCTCTTGTCGATAATTTCATAGTCCTCTGGTATGAGATCCGTTCTCCCTATTGGCATACTAATTAATCCTGCTCGAATTACACCCATATTCTTAATGATGATAGGTGGGTCTGTTGGTCTGCGAGGCGGTATACTATAAGTAAGTATCTTATCAACTTCTGCTTGATAGTTGTTAGTTACTTCTAGGTATATTCTGTTGCTTAGTACTGCTTTCATTTTTGTATAAAAATTTCGGAAGATAAACTATATAGGTCAGGGGGAGAGTCCATAGTATATGTTGCGTTTACCTTCCGAAAAAGTTGTTTATCGTTGTTGTTGTCCAAAGAAGTCATAAACTAGGTCGTCCATTACTTCTTGAGGTTCTCTCATCACTCCATGAACATCCTTTAGTTCTTCGAACCAATCGAATTCGTCTGATAGTTCTTCATCTACAGAAATACCAAAATGTTCTTTCATTTGAGCCTCTAATTGTTCTCCATCCATTTCGTCTACTGTATCTGTACCATCTTTGGTAACTACTACCACTCCAACGAATCCACGAAATTCATCTTCGTATGTCATTGTGATGTTTACAGTGGGGTCAGTTTTTCCTATGTACGCTGCTATGTTTTCTACTAGCGTGACAGGAGCACTCCAAGCAGCATAACCACTTAAATGCATTGGTTCCCATTCTTCAAGGAGGCACCATTTAGCGCCAACATTCTCTATATACCACTGGTATGAATCTATAGGGTAGCCGTGGTCATCTACTCCTTTTACTGGAGGCATGAAAGCTAAGTCGTGAATCTCTGCTAATTCTTCTACTTGCATTTCTGCTCCTTCCCAATTTGTTTGGGTTCTTTTTGTTGTAACAAGCGTCTCTTCGAAAGACTTTAGTCCTTCGTCAGTGCTGTCTATATCTATGTTAAAGTAAACATGATTTGCCATTATATCTTTCTCCAAGTATCTTTTTTATTTTCAGTACACACTTCATATAAATATGAAGGTTTACCACTTATGTATAGTATTCCTGCGTATAATTCTGTCCTTGCTGGAGGACGAGCCATCTCAAATGGAAATGGAATACCTCTAATCCATATAAGAGAGACTATATCTTTTTGTTCTATCTTCCCTATTAAATGGTATTTTAATGTTGCTTTTTTACTCTTTTCGTAGATAAAAAACTTTCCATTTGAGTCAACATAGAATCTTCCTCTATGTTTAATTAATCCCCCAAAGTCTGAGATTTGATACTTCAAATCGTACAGATTCTTTAAAGGAGTCGAGAGTCTCCTCTCTCCAAGGCTATTGCCCTGTGTGTTTTTGTCGTCTATTACAGCGCCTTCACACCATAATAATCCATCTCTAGTAATAACCTCATCTGAATGTACTACATACAAAGGAAATCTAATATCCTCTAGCTTCATGAGTATGCCATCATACAGTTCGTCCAGCCTTCTGTATGTAATAGCCACTCACACATTTCCCAAGGTGTTTGTTCTACTGGTTCTACCTTCTCCATAGAAGAACAAGTAGTTAGTAATAGTATTAATACTAGATACTTCATCCGTACTTCTTCTCAAATTTACCGAAGGAGTAGTCGTCTCCTACCTCAAAGTCGCAACCAATAGGACAGTTAGGAATTGATATCCCTCTATCCTCTTGTATACATGCTCTAAGCATAAATTTATATGTATCTATTACATCTTCGTCTACTTCAGCTAATACGGAGTCATGAACAAGAGCAAAGATTCTCATCTTATCTCCCCACCCAGCTTCCTGTATTTTGTTATGAGCTTGTACAGCTCCTATTAAATTAACATCTGAAGCAATAGATTGTACTAGAAAATTAATTCCCGATCTTACTTCATGAGAAGCAATGCCTTTATCTTCTGAGAATACATTCGGTAATCTTCTCTTTCTACCAAAGTGAGAATAAATGAATCCATTATCTTGGATAAACTGTTTGTTATCATCTAACCATTTCTTAAGACCGTGAAACTGTCCAAAGTAATCTTTAATAACTTCAGAGGCTTGCTTCATACTGAAGTAAGTGCCTGAGTCTTTAGTTACTTGTTCACTAATCTTTTTCGGTCCTGCTCCATACATGATTCCGAAAGTAACTGCTTTAGCCATCTGTCTTTGTGTGCCAAACTTCTCTGCGACTTCATCAGCCTCACAAGGTAAGTCAAATACTATCTTAGCAATACTACTATGGAAGTTTCCTCCTGATTCAAAAACACCCATGAGCGCTTTATCATTAGCAAGTACTGCTGCACAATATACTTCTGCTGTTGTTAAATCCATTGCAACAATCTTCTTGCCAGGAGCTGCTTTTATACATCCTTTAACAATAGGGTTGTCTCTTGGAATCTGTTGCATATTCATTTTACCACTAGAAGATAGTCTTCCAGAAGTAGTACCATGTAGGTTAAATCCTGTACGAAGTCTACTATCTCTGTCTAGCTGTGGATAAATTTTATCAAGATATGTACTCTTGATCTTAACTTTCTGTCGTATATCGAGTACTAGTTGTGGTACTTCATGTTTCTCTGCTAATTCTTTTAGCACTTCTGCATCCGTACTATGTGCACCTGTTCCTGTCTTTTTACCTGTAGGTTTTAGACCTAAGTAATCAAACAATAAACCTCTGAGTTGCAATGTACTGTTGGGGTTAAAGTCTTTACCCTGTGAATGTTCAAACTCTTTAATAGCTGGATAGGTATATAACTTTTCAACTGCTTCGTCAATTTGTGTTTGCATTAGTACTGAAGACGTTTGTAGTCTTTCTTTATCGAAAGGTACTCCAATATCTTGTATGTCTGTTAAGAAACGACAGGCAGGTAGAAGTATATTCTTGTACACTCCATATAGTCTATCATTTTTTACTAATGCATTTTCAAACTTCTGAAATAAAAGAAAGGTACACACAGCATCCATTGCAGCATAGCCTTTCATAACATCAAAGGGGATTAAGTCCCAAGTGAAGCTACCTTTGAGTATGCCATTTCTACGACAGTAGTCATCCATCCACTCGTACATTCCTTTTTCATAATCTCCATAAGGTGTGTACTTAAGTGATAGTTGTTTCAAACCATGTGTCCCAGGATTCTCGTCTAGCATATAATGAAGTAGCATAGTATCTTCGAACCTTGGGAACTTAAACCCAAAGTGATATTCAAAGAAGGCTAAATCAAACTTAGCATTATGAAATACTACTCTCTTTTTATCAAAGAGTTGTTGTAATAGTCCTTCTGCTTTTTCATCTATACACTCACAATCTATGTATGCTCCATGTTCTTCTTCATAAGATAAACTAATACCAAGTATATGACCGTCTCTAGGATATAATCCAGATGTCTCTGAGTCAAGACCTATAAAATCATTATCATGATTCAATGCATTATCTAGAAATCTATATAGTTCTTGACTTTCTGTAATGCCATAGCATTTATCTTCGCCAAGCTTTTGTTGTTTTAGTTTTCCTTGTGTGTACTTAATAATATTAGATTGTGATTCTTCCCATGTTTTCTTAGCTTCAGGTTTGAAGGCTAACATAGCTGGGTTTATTACTGGTAAGTACTTGTCATCAATACAACGACCACTGTACTCTGTTACAGAGTTTTGATTTGTGAAATACTTTAGGCACTCTGAACCTACTAGTATTATCCAGTCGTAGTCATCTTCATTGATAACTATATCACAGTCTCGTTTTAATACTTTCTTTACTGTTGGATCAGAACATAATTGGAACTGGTCAAACTGTATTTCATTGTTAAATAATCGCACGTAGTCATTTCGACTAGGCTTGCTCTCTACTAAGGCTATTTTAGCCATATAATGTCTCCTTTAAATCTTTTACTTTTTCTTTTGTTAGTGCTCCCGCATCTTCTAATTGTATCGGTAGCTTTATGTTTTTTGAGAGTAGTCCTGCAATCTCACACATCTCTACGATTCCTACTGCAGCTTCTTGTCCTGCTGCGTCTGGATCAAATAATATGTCGATTCCTTCTACTCCTTGCATTTTTAATAATTTTAGTTTTTCTATGTCAATGTTTCGTGTACCAAAACAACACAGACTATTTGTTAGTCCTTTGTCATGTAGGTTCAACGCATCAAATATACCCTCTACTAATATTACACGCCCTTTGATGGGGCGGACTCGAGCAGGAAATAAAGGCAATACTGCTTTTGGGGGATGTATTATATACTTTGGAACATCAGTGGGGGACTGTGTTCTGCAATTAAATGCTGATATTTTTCCTGTCAAGTCCTTAATTGGAAAAGAAATTCTGCCTGTAAATGGTTTGTCTGGATGCACGAAGGCATCAAACAATTTGTATGTCTCTGGTGAAATCTGTCTCCAGTTTCCTACATACGGCATAAAATTCTTTGGCATCTTCAATCCTACGGAAGATGCTCTTTTTTCTTCTATCTTTCTTCTAGCCTGTTCTCTGCGAATATCTAATGGATTAGATGGCGCATCGTAATAGTTAAATATATTACCTTTAAAGCCACAAGAAAAACAGTTGTAAACTCCTGTTATTCTATCAATTCTCATACTTGGGTTGCCGTCATCATGCTCAGGATTTAAGCATGCAACTACGCAGTCTGCTGGAGACAACTTATAATCTATCTTTCGTTCTTGCAGTAATTCTTCTACTGTCATATTGAATACTGAATTAGTATTCCTATAGCAAGTATTGGAACTGCTATAGCTATAGTTAGTACTGTTCCCCACATTAAGTGTTCTATTAGTTCTCTCATTTCTTTTTGTGTGCCCATCCTGTTAATTGATCACCTAGCAATTCGAACTCTGTCATCTTAGTCCCGCCAGGGTCTTCGTCATATTCATAATACCTACTCTTCCAAGCAAGCTCTACCATTTGAAACCATATTGCTATGGCATCATCTCTAAATTTTTTGTCTCCCCATAAGTAAAACATATTCCACCATTCTTTCTCGAATCGGAATACATCTATAATCATCTTCTCGAACATTAGTCCGTCTCTATGTGTATCAAC